GTACTTCCGTCACTTACCCTAATTTGGACCTCGCCCATTGTTTGCCGCTCAATTTTGAAGGCGACAACGTGTTGCACGGCGGTGAATGTGTAAGCCTGAGTTACTGCGTGGTTTCCGCTTGCCGTTGTCTCCGCTACCGTTTGGCTGTCGGCCCCGACCGTTACGTTAGTCGCCGTCCATGTGGCCGCGTCGAACGTCGCCGGGTCTGTAATCAGGTTCGCGTATGGCTTCCACCTATCCACCGTGTCGCCGATGTTGGCTGCGCTGCCGGGATAGTCCGCCACCTCCGCCGAGGCGGTGACCGTCTTGATCCTGAACTGGTTTCCCGCGTGCAGGATGCGAGCGTGATTGAGGGGCAGGTCGCCGCCCGGTAGAACATAGCCCGCCTCGAATGCGATCGTCATTAGCGTGCCCCTCTTATCACGAGGCCGTCGTCCGTGCCCTCGTTCATGAACTCGGCGATCGAAACCGCCTGCTGTCTGTTGAAGCGGTCGCCGATCAGCGTCAGTGATCGCTGTTGTGCGATCGACGCAGGCTCGGCAGCCGCTACGTCTCCGCCGCCGTCTGCTGTGCCCGAGGTCGTCCCGCCTGCGTTCACGCCCTTGATCGCTGCCACCGCAGCCATACCCTGCCCGAGCACCTGTGCGAAGGCGGTGAGGTTCAGCGGCCACGGCTTCTTGAGCGCCTCGGCTGCACCTTGCCAAGCTGAGATTAGCGCCTGCGCTGCTCCAAACTTCTTGCTGATCTCTAGCATCTTGCTGTTGCCGGTGCCGAGCGCGGTCGCCATATCGCCGAGGAATTTGTCTGTTTTCTGCATGGTCGAGCCATGAGCATAGGCGTCGATCGAGGCCATCTTGTCGAGGTGCGCCTTCTTGGCCTTCTCGTTTAGGCTGTCGTACTCCGCCCGAGTTAACAGCTCCGCATCAAGGGCGGTCTGCAATAGCACCTGCTGTTGCGCGTAGTGCTGATCTTCTAGCTCAAGCTCGTTCTTAAACTCGTCCTGAAGCCGTTCGAGTTTGGCCTCGGTCTTGGCACGCTCGATCTCTTCCTTCGATCGCCCGCTTCCTCCGCCGTCGTCGTCGCCCCGGCCTACGTCGTCCTTGTTGAAGTTGGTCCCCGCTAGAAACGGATTACCGAACTGACTAGGGTCTCCGCGACCGCCGCCGCCCGATCCGCCGACCCTAACAGCCGCAGCCGCTGTCTCCATCTCCTCGAAGTTTGTTGTCGCTGCGGCTGCCTCAAGCTGCACCGTTCTTAGGTGCTCGATGATTGCCGCGACTTCTGGGGGGATGTTCTTTGTGGTGTCAAATACCTGATCTAGTGCGCTAAGAGCGGAACTTGCTGCTTCTGCAAGCGCCTGCGGGCCCTCGGCCCCTTCCATACGGTCCATTGCCGCCACAAGGAGATTGGTCTCTGCGACCGTCATCCCGAGAGCTGCTGCGGCCTCTTCTAGTGCGACCCGGGTCTGCTCCGCTTGAAGCTGCGCGTTCTTGAAGGTGTTCCGCATAGGACCATCTGCCATTGCAGAGGTCGCGGTTACCTTAGCAATCGCTGCTTTGTTGTTTTCTAGCGCCGTGGTGAAGTCGTCCACCATCGCCTTCGCCTCTCCAGCCGCGTCTCTGTATTCACGCATGGCTGTGCCGAGGGCGGCCCGTGCCGCGACCCTAGAGGCTTCCTTCACTTCCTCTGCAAAGCGCCCGTATTCTTCCCGCAGCTCCTCGATTGGCTTCTTCGCTATCTCCGCCGCGCTAGACACCCGGCTAAGAGCGGAGGAAAAACCCTCAAGTGCCTTTTCCAAGTCCTCGGCTTTGTCTTCTGAACTTGAGAACATAGCGATCAAGGTCGGCATTGCGACCGTTGCAAGGATGCCGATGATCGTGCCGACCGTACCAAAGGCGAGGCCGATGTCAGCCGCTTGGATGGTCAGGGCCCGCATAACGCCGCCACCGGCTGCGGCCTGCTGTGCGACCTGCGAGAACTGCATAGGCAACATGCGCATCGCGGTCGAGCCGGAGAGCTTGGAGAACGCCCCGGACATTCTTGTGGTCGCTCCGGCAACGCCTCCAGCGCCTCCGCCTGCGACCTTCGTCGTCAGCTTATCGGCAGCGGCTCCGGCTGTGTTGGTCGCTTTAACAAAGCCGGAGGCGTCTCCGCTGATCTTAGCGTGTAGCGCTGCAAGTTGTGTCATGCCGTTGCCTTCGCCTCTTGCTTTGCCTTGTGCAGTCGTCTTGCCTGCTTCTGTGCGTCCTCAAGTGCCGAGGCGTCTTTGTCCTTTGTCATCTCTTGCAGTCTGCGAGACCGCTCGATCTGGTCATCAAACTCTACAAAGAACTCAGTCGGCGACAATCTCCAGAACTCACTTGGTTGTATGCCCCAAACTCGGGCGATCGCGTAAAAGTGCTTTACGTTTTCGCGCCAACTTCGAGGCTTTGTGCGTTTCCCTCTTCCCCGACCTCGTCGGGCTCTTCGTTAATCACTGTCGGGCGTGGCGATACGATCAGAGCCAGATAGTCCGACGCCTTTGCGCGTGCCTCGATGAAGCCCATGTCGAACACAAGCTCCTCGACGTCCTTCAGCTTCATGTCTGACCCGGCAGCCCTGAACCCTGCGAAGAGTATCTGAGGAACGTTTCGGATCGTGAACATGAAGGTCGGCTTGTATGGAATACGCGCCTGCGCAAGCGCTGCCTCCATTGCCGCTTCTCGTGCGATCGCGAGCGGGTCTTCGACCTTGTCCGCAATCTCGATACTCGCGGCGAATGTCGCCGCGAGCTCGTAGTCTGTGCCGTCGTGTTCGAAGTTAAACGTCCGCATAGTGCTCTCTCCTCTGCGTGTGTTTATGATGCTGCCGAGGCAACGTAGGTGATCGCTCCGCCGCTCATCATTGTAGCGGTAAACTCGACTGCACCATCGTGCTCGCCGGTAATCTCGAAGGCCGAGATAAAGGCATCAAAGGCGACGGTGCCGGGAACGGCAAGCGCCGACGGAAGATTGACCTGTGCAGCGGTTAACGTGCGACTTGCGATACCGACCAGCATCTCAGCGATCAGAACCTCGTCGGACGTGATGCCCGCGACGGTGATCTCTGCCGATCGAACACCCGGCTGCGGCAATAGAGTGCGCTCCCCGGTGTCGTCGTCTGTTGTGACGTCAATGCCCTCGGCACTGATTGAGAGCCCGCGTGTGCGGATACCCACGAGCGTCGTGCTGTCCCAATCGACAGTGAGCGCTCTACCATTAAATCCGGCCATAATTATACCTCCTGTATGGTTAGCCTGAACCTGATAACGCCGTGCCGGGTTTGTCCATCACCTTCGACGAAGTTGTCGGAGAATTGGAACAGGCAGTCGACGACCTTATAGCCCGCTGATGTTAGCGAGGCCCTGTGTAGCAAGCCATAGATCACGTCTAGGGTTGCGTCTACTTCTTTGCGTCCTTTGTAGCGGCTCCAAACATGGACGGTTGTCTCCACTTCGGTGCCGAGGTCGCTGTCATTATCCCAAGGAACGAGCTCGGCGTCTCCGACTGTGCCATAGGGAAAGTTAGCATCTGGCGAGCCTTCAGGCTCGAAGGGAACATGATCGTAGAACGTCACGCCCGAGACGTTGCCGTCGAGCGCGTCGAAGACGATCGTCTTCCCTACTGATCTGAAGTTCGTCGCCATTAGAGGGCTCGCTTTACATACTTGTCGAAGATGCGGTCGAGCTTACGGTTCCCGCCGCTCGTCGCTTCTCTGAAGGCCCTCGACAGCCACGGTCGACCGCCTTGATAGGGCAGCTTGAACTCTAGGAATTTGCCATACATGAGGTTCGTCCCGACGAAGCCCTCGGGCTTGTTTGACGTCCTCGGCACCTCGAACTGCACCGAGGCGTGCAGCTTGCCGGTGTCGCTCATAGGGTACTCGCCCGGAGCCGAGGCGAATGATCCGTCGCCTCTAGGCGCACCGCTCGCAGGCCCCCTCTGGATGCCGACAGTCGCGTTCTTGTGCGTGTCCCTCACGATCTTGTCGACGAACTCAGTCACGATCTCAGGAGACGCGCCCTTTAGCCGCTTGAACTGAGCCTTCAGCTCCGTGTTCCCCTTGAAGTCGATCTTCATCATGACGCTTTATTCTCCGCGAGCATGA